AAGTCTACAATCTTTGGGCCTAATGGCAACCCAATCGATTCATTGCTCGCAGTTGCTGCGTTGACATTCCACTACGCAGTAGCACGTGAGCTTGAACTAAGAGAAGGTGAACACTACGAAGGGTACAATGGACGGGGGTTCCAAGCACGTGCTATCGCTGAAGCTATTAGAAAGGCGGTCAACCCAGATGTGTAAAGAATACAATGGCTGGTCTAACTGGGAAACGTGGGTAGTAAAGCTTTGGCTAGACAACGACGAATCAGTGCATGCTATGGTCGTTGAAATGGTTGAAGCAGGCAAGCAAGACGACGGGGATGGCATCACTGGTGCTGACCTTGAAGAGTTTGTATGGAATACGTTTGACCCAGATGGTTTATACCATACGCAAGCAAACTTATTTACAGACTTTATCTTTAGCAGTATGAACATGGTAAGCTGGGATGAAGTATCGTCTGCGTATAACAAAGACGGTTATTAATGTCCTAGCCCACGGTGGGCTGGGCGTAGTTGTCTCCGCCGTCTTGGGGTTGGGGGCAGAAAGGGGTTAGCATGTCTAAGCGTGGTGGTAAGCCGATGCGTTGGTGCATCGTCATCACCGAAGATGGCAATGAAGACAGGGAGTACCGCTATTACGGCGGCACTCTGGTCGATGTTGTTGTCTATGGTAACGCAGTGGATTGCATTAACATCCACGATTATACCTATGGCAAGACAGTTGGCAATGTGCAAGACCTCGTAGAGTTTATCCAGCAGTGGCTGGGGGAAGGACCGTATGCCAAAGATTAGCATGAGCAACGGGGAGTGCACCCGTAAGAAGCACACAGTAAAGATTAAGGTATACCACACAGAAGTTGTGGAGCATACCATTGCAGTAGACGATTATGAACTTACTGGTAGTGCAGAAGATATCTACACCCAGTTCGTTAACTTGCAGATTCGGAATACAAAGTCCGATGACGGCAGCACATACATCGTATGTGCCCAAGCGTGTTGCACCAAGTCGGTCGCAGCGACTGGGCTAGAACCAGAGGAGATTAATCGTGGCTAAAAAGAAGATTGCACCAAAGGTTAACAAGCCAAAGTACTCAGACCTAAAGGATGTGGTAACACAAATCAGTGTAGAGAACACAGACTTAGATGTGATTAAGTCCACGTTTAAGTACGCACTGCCAGAGATTGGTCGGCAAATCGCCAAGGGCAATGGTTACCAAGGCGGCCTGCTTACCAAGGCTGCTAGCATCTCGGCACAGATTGTTGATAAGATTGACACGGCAACGCCGTTGTATGGCAATCTTCGCAGCTTGATTGCTGAGCATCTTGGTTACACTGTAAGCAGCTGGCCAACCGGAGAAGGCCCTGGTTGCTATCAGACAGTAGACCTTGAAGACTTGTACGACAATCACAACCTTGAAGTCGAGCTTCACCTTGTGATTACGCGCAAGCCAATCGACAAGGATCTTGCGCTCAAGAAGTACGGAGTTAAGTAAGTGCTGACAGTAGACAATCGTCTACTGTACCGTCGTCAACGACTTGCCACTGCTGCTGCTTATGTCGGGACATATAAGCGCGGCAGTGGCAGGTCCCTTCTGACACGGTTCAGACAGGCGCTTGACACGCATGGCATTGACAACATATTTTACTTTAGCAATTGGTATTTAAGGTTTCAAAGTAGAATTAATCTACTTGCAGATGAGTACGGGCTAGACTACGAGACAACATATGCAGCAGTCGCTGCTCTATCTCCTGGTCTAACTCCGACCGCAAACATTAACGCAATGGTAAAGATACTCAACGGTATCGACAGGGTTCAGGCTTATCCCAATGCGGTGGATAAGGCCAAGAAAATCTTAGACACAGGTAACACGCTGCTGCTTGGCAAGATGAAGACCCAAGACTTCTTCCGTGCCATTCGTGCAGGTGGTGAATGTGGCAGTGCACCGATTGACAGGTGGGCTGCGCGTGAATTCAAGCCATACAACAAGAAGGTTGGTGGCTTGTGGCCAGAAGTTAACCTTAACTTCGGCTTGTACAGAAACATGCAGGCTGAGTTCAAGTATGCCGCAGAACATCTGGGCATATGGGACGCAGAGCTGCAAGCAATCCTATGGTGCGACCGTAGGGGAAAGGAATAGCATGGCTAGTAAGAACAAGTGGAACAAGACACGCAGCGTCGAGCTGCCGTACGCTATCTTCATTGCCGGCGATTGGGAATGGCGTGTGCTACGCCGCTACCAATCTATGGAGAATGAGAAGCTCAACCCAGATGCTGCTTGGCTATGTGCGGTGAAGTCACCATACACAGGCGACAGCTGGGAGTATGGAGATACATATGTTCACGATATTCCTGGTGCTTTTAGTGGCATGGATTTCGACAGCGAAACTGCAGGCACGGATGACCAGCAGATATCAATCACCATCGCAGGATAAGGAGAAAGACAATGAGTAAGGAAGCAGCAATCGATTCGCTAAAGGATTTGGAAGTAACGTTGTCAAGGTTGACAGGTGAAGTCAGCATGGCATCCGGCTCAGTCGATGAGCTGGACATTAGCTACACAGTACAGGAAGTTAAGGAGCAGCTTGAGTCAATCGAAGGCGACATCTCGCTAGTTATTGAAGCGTTGACAGAAGTACGTGAAAGCATCGGTCCTGATGCCAACGATTACACAGAGCAGAGGGATGCGCAGAAGCGTCTAGGTCGGAACATCGCTGATGTTCTTAACCTAATGTCTATCGGTGCACAACGTTACGCAACGTTGCAGCACACGGCATTCGATGACTCAGACTATACACTCGGCAGCCTGAGCGCAAGCGACATTAACACCAAGGCAGACTCAACGTACGCTTTGTACTGGATGCTCATCGACTTCTTCGGATACAGCGATGAGGATTTCCGCATGAAGCTTACGTCCAAGAAGTTGGACTATACGTTCAGAGATAAGCAGGAGCATGCCTAATGTCTGACGAAGTAGTAGAACTTGGTGTGGAAACTTGTGCAGAATGCAACAGAGTCTTTGACCTGCAAGATGTAGTCCAGGCAATAGAGTTCTTCTTTGGTCATGACTGCGAGCCTGCAAAGTAAAGCTCACGCTAGCAGAAACATAATAGCCCGTGTGCCTGACGGCACACGGGCTATTTTTTTGCTATTCACTTACGGCGTAGGGGCGGGGCCGTCCTTTGTCTCGGCGGGGTTTCATCCTCAAACATGTACACATGCACCCCATAGAGCGCCCCCCTGGATAGCGGGGCCAGACTCATGAAAGCGGCGGGGCTCAGGTCGATGTATCCTCCACCCTTTCTGCTGCAAAGACAGTCCCTGATTGTGACGTTGACGCACTTGCCTTTGTAGCAGACCAAGGCTTTGTATGGCTTGTCCCCCCACTTGAACCCAGGTACAGCTGCGTACATAACTGTCTCGCCCTTACGGTAGGGGGCGCACGTGTTGCGGTACCCACCGTAGCATACCTTGCCGTCCGTCCGGCCATACCAGGTGGCACGCACGCCATCTGCTGCAGGTGTCCATATCATTGAGATGGACAGCAACAGGGCGATCATTACATCTCCCACTCTTTCTTCTTCTTACGTGGGTCCTTGCGCTTGATCTTCTGCATCCGTTCGGCCTTCTCGTATTCGACGGGGAACTCGGTGCTCAACATCTGCTTGAGTGACTGGGATACTGATGCCTTACCGTCGTCGTACCCCTTGAGGTACACCTTCTGGATGACACGCTCTATCTCGGCAGACGCATGCTCGCACAGCCCGTGGTCGCACTCGCAGTCGTACTCAATGGTGATCTTCTCTACTGATAGTCCCATTAGATTACTCCTTTAAAGGTTGCGGTCGGTCGGTGGAACATAAGATCTGCCCTACCGGTTGGACCATTACGGTGCTTCGCAATCTTGCAGTGGACTGTCTCTACCGCAAGGTCAAGCGACACATCGGTTGATCGCCACAGCATGAGCACCACGTCGGCGTCCTGCTCAATGGCGCCTGAGTCACGCAAGTCAGAGAGCTTAGGCTCATTGTTCTCACGGTACTCAGATGAACGACTCAACTGTGAGAGCGCAATGACTGGAACATCTAGTTCCCTGGCTAGCGCCTTCAACCCACGGCTGATGTCGGCTACATCGTACACCCTGTTGCCATCCTTGGTCTGCTTGTCTGGTGCCATGAGCTGAAGATAGTCAACGATGACTAGGTCAAGCCCATGCTCAGCCTTCAGACGCCTGCACTTGGAGCGCATCTCTGATGGGCTTGAGATAGACGAGTCCTCTACCCTGAGGCCGCTATCCCTAATGCTCTTGGAGATGTTGAGTACCTCGGTCAGCGAACTCATGTCCAGTTGCCCGTGCCTGATGTCATGGAGGGATACCCCAGACAGTGACGAGATGAGTCGGCTACCGATCTCTTCCCTGCTCATCTCCATTGAGAAGATGGCGACGGACTTACCCTGCTGAATCGCTGCGTTGGCTGCCATGCCTGTGGCTAGGGCTGTCTTGCCGATGCTCGGCCTGGCTGCGACAACCACTAGGTTGCCACGCTGCCACCCGCCTACGATGCTATCAATGGCTGGGATGCCAGAGGAGATACCGCTAGCGCCGCCAGCCTGCATGAACTGAAGGCGGTGGAGTGTCTCGTCCATCACCTGCTGCATGTCGGCGAACTTGCCAGCAGTCCTTGACTTGCTGATCCCCATGATGAGGCGCTCTGCCTCTGCCATTGATTCCTCTGGAGTCCTAGCGCCGGACGACAGCTCCGCTACCTTGGTGGCTACGTTGCGTAGCGCACGGTAGGTTGAGTTGCCGATGACAATGCCCATGTATGACTCATAGTTCAGACTGTTGGGTGTGTCGGATGACATAGCAGATACGTTGGCGTACCCTCCGGCATCTTCCAACGTGTCGGATGAGCCGAGCTTGTCCGTGATCGTGATGATGTCTAGTGCTGTGCCCTTCTTGACTAGCTCCTTGATAGCAGAGAACACAACCCTGCACTCACGGTCATCAAAGTCTTCTTCGCTGACGCGGTCGACTACGTTCTTCGCAGCCTCGCCATCAATGATGCACGCCCCTAGCAGTGCCCTCTCACTTGCTCTTGGTGAATTCATATGCCTCCTCTACGGTCCATGACCATCGCCCATCTGGTACGTAGTGTACCTGCTGTAAGCATATCAGACTTCCTGAATGCATGCTCACCATACCCCCGTGCTCGCTGTCTAGCGGACAGTTGATGCCGCTATTCCTTAGCGTAGAGGTACGGGTCTTCCGTTTGGTTCCAGGCGTCTTCTGGGTCTCGGCTGATCTCTGGGTTGTACTCTCCACACTTCACCTCTACTACGGGTCCGGAGACCCCTTCCTCTGTAGTGATGCTGCACATTGCGATGCACTTATGATCACTACACCACAAGAAACTTTCCGTCTTGTCGTCGAAGTCTATCATGGGTGAGTGGCCCAGGTCAAGTGCTTTCGTGATGGAGTCCATCTCCATCTGCCCGATGGCGCTCTGCCTGCGTGTGTTGGCCCTCTTCTTGCCCAGAGCGTTGTTATAGATCTGAATCGCTTCTGGATTTGCTGGCGGTCGACGCATGATTTTCCACCTCATCTATTGGTACTGTCTTAATAGGATTGGGGAACCCCGTTAGATCGTGATAGTCAATGCCCATATCCTTGCAGTACTGCCGGAGGGATTTACCCTGAGACCTGGCATCAGCCAGGAAGAACTTCAACATGTAGTCGCTACCCATTGGTGATACTCACTACCTTTCTCATAGCTGGGTACATCTTCCATGCCTCTACCGCAGATGCCTTTGCTTTAGCGATTGGCATGAACTTGCCCATCAGATCAACGTATGACTTAGCCCACTTGATGCTGTGCTGTCCCGGTACCATGAGGTGCGCCACCTCGTGAAGGAATGTGTCTTCGTCGGTTGGGCTGCAGCAGAGGGTAATCACACCCTCTGCTGCTTCGCCCAACGAACACTTACTAGTACCGATATAGTCTGCGTGCCAGTGAACGGACAGCTCAGTCAACGTAACCCCCGCATAGGCGGTGTACTCCCTGATCCTATCCGCAGTGGCAACCCAGACCCTACGGTACCAAGAGGGCGTGCCTTCAGGGAAGGTCAACTTAAATGAGACCCTTCTTCCTCTGTGCTTCACGCCACTCATTCGCAAGCTCCTCTATCTTTGCCTGGGCCTCATCATCTGTGAGGTCCTCAGTCCCTTTGCCTAGCCTGTCGGGAACCCCTAGGACTCCGACATGTGCAGCCCATCCCCTCTCAGTGTAGAAGATGATGGCCTCAGCCCCCTTCTTCTTGCCGATGAGAATGCCGACGGACTTGAACTTGGCCATTGTCACAGCTCTGTCTGGAACTCAAAGTAGTTTACGAACCCGTCGTTCTCTGGCTCTTCACCCTCTGAGTCATTGACGAACCCCTCGTCTGCGTGATGCCCACGTGAGATGCCGGACCACTGATCCTCACCGAGAGACACTAGGATCAACGCGTAGTTGGCGATGTCAATGAGAGCATCGCGTACGCCTTCGTTGTACCAGTCCTCGTTGACGCGAGCCTCACCGTTGACGATGACGCCGTTCAGTGCGTTGGATACTCGGCTGCACTTGTCCGAAGACAGGCGAGAGAATACCCCGTATGCACCTAGCGACTCAATGTTCGTTGGACCGTAGCCCTCTTGGCGCTCCACCATGATGGCGAGAGCCTCGTTGTATAGCGCCCCGAAGTAATCGGAGAATGATTCTGGAACTTCATTATCCCGCTCAATCGTGAACTCCATCTAGTAAGTCCTCCAATTCCATTGCCACTAGTTCGGTCACAACTTGAAACCGTACTAGAAATCTTCGTCTGCAATCCTGGCAGACATACAGGCGGACCGCTTGCTCGTCGTTGAACACGTACTCCGAACGACGGTCAGGTCGTACATTGTAGCGTCCGCAGCTCGGGCACGCAAGTCCTAACCTCATCGCCGCTTATCCAGCAGGGTGAAGGTCAGTAGCGCCACGCCTAGCGCCAGGGCCAGGTTGGTGGTGCTGCCAGCCACGACTCCAAAGACTCCCGCAGCAGGAACCGCAGTGTCCCTAGTGCGCGGGTGCTGCGATACCGTACGTACCGCAGACACGACCCTCGCCCTAAAGCCATCGTCTTCCTGCTGTTGCTCAGTTGGATTCGTCGCCATCAGCGAGCTCCGTAAGCTTGAGAGCAACACCTGCGGCAAGCGCCACGATGTTGTCGATTGGTACGTTCACTGGGTTCTCGTCGCCCTCTGGCCGGAGGTTCGCATACTCCGCCAAGAAGGTTGCGACAACCACGTTGAACGATTGACTCCACTGCGCAGTGGACAGGGCAATGCTACGCCCCTTCTTTGTTGGCTTCGATACTGCCATCTAGCTTCTCCTTTATCACGAGCCAATCGTGCTCGTCCATAACCACCACTGTTCGGCGTGGTGTGCCCGGCCCAGGTGCGTCCCCGATAACCAGGTAGGCTACCTGATCAGCGTCTACAATGATTGCCTTGAGCCAGCGCCAATACTTCTCGCTGAACATCAAGCCAACCTTAGTCTGGATCTTATACTTACCGTCAACAGTCACGTCGTCAGGTCCACCGTACATTCCGGTTCGCCTACCTCCGTGCTTTTTCGCGGTCTCCCTCTCGAAGGCGTTACCCCTCTGCCTGTTCCGACGTCCCATCCGTGCTAGGTTCTTCTCCTCTATGTCCTTCTCCTTCATCGATCCCATCTTCTACCTCCAGATCTAGCCTGAACACTGGCATCCCAGGTCCAATAAATTCCTTGGTCAGTCCATCAAACACTTCCCCTGCAGCCTGAGCCGCAGCAGGTAGGTCATCCGGACTGGCTGTTCCGTTGTGTCCCTGAATAAACTCAAGAGACTTGATGATCTCTTCGTTCATGATAATAGACTGGCTGTAGATTGCGACAACCCTGATCTCACCAGCGTCGGTGACCTGCTCGCCCCAACCGATGACTGCGTAATCGTAGCCATCAATCAGGACGGGCAGCTCATCTCGCTTGTCGGTAAGGCTAGGCCTTCCCACGCAGGGGTCCCCAGATCAGAGGGCTCGCCTCATTGACCAGAAGGATGTATCCCTTCTTGTTGCCATCCTTATCGGACTGCTCGCTCAGTGCGCCGATGATGTGGATGTGCTGCCGTGGATCATTGGTCTCCGCGTTGACCACCTTGTCGTAGATCTTCTGAACGTGGCCAGCCGTGCTCTCGTCCATGACGTAGAGCGTGACCCGCTCGTAGCGCTCTGGCGCTGAGCCAGTGCGCTGATCCTTAGGCGCTCCCGCCCAGTAGTCGTAGGCGTACGCCTGCATGCTACCGAAAAACTTCCACACATCCTTGCCTGCCTTGGTCTTCTCCTTGACTGGGCTGACCTTGTCTGTCAGCCATAGGTCTACACGATCAAATGACATTAGAACTCTACTCCTTCCCACTCACCTGTTGCCTTGGCTGCCTTCTTCTCTACTGGCTTGACCACATCGCCAAAGATCTCCTTGGCTGCGCTCGCTACAGCGGCATCGTTCTCTGGGTCATCACCCGTTGGGATGAGGAACGCAGTCAACAGTGCGTACTTGATAGCGCCTGTGGTTGCCTTGTACGGTGCCTTGTCCCCTGAGTCAGCGCCAGTACCGATGGACTGGAAGTCCAAGGTCTCGCCGCTGTCCCCGTCAACGAAGCGCCACGTGAAGCGGATGGTAAGCAACGACTGCTTCTCGCTTGGAGTACGTCCGCTTTCTACGACGTCAGCCCCAACCGGAAGCATGATGACGTTGTGCGCCGCCAGCTTCTCTCGCACAGCATCAGCAACCTGCGATGCCATGACGTACTTGTACCCCTGGGCGGAGTTCGTACCGCCCTTGGTAATGCGACCGATCTCTCCCATGATCTCGGCCAACTTGGATGCGAGCTTCTTATCGCTCATCATTCACCCCTGCACTTTGTGAGGTATTCACAGTAACCACACGGAAACTTCCACTCCCCAGTCTTCTCGGACCTAACCTCTTCCTCTGGGAGCGCAGGAGGAAGTGTATCACGGTACTCGCCATTTAGCAATGCCAAGATGGAAAGTGCCTTGTCCCGCCACTCGTCCTCGACGATGAACTCGCTTGTCTCAAGGTCATCTGCGCGAACGTAAACAAGCCTGGCACCGTACCGCTCGCCACGCATTCGGCTAATAGCCTCGGCGTAGATCGCTGCTTGTACTTGATGCTCAGGCTTGGGAATATACTTCCAGGCAAATGCCTTGACGGACTTATACTCCCAGACTTCCTTAGTGTCGTCCAACCATGTGACGACAGCGTCCGCATTCCCAGCGAAGTCAAGCTCTGGGATCGCTAGCGGCACCTCCTCTTCGTATGACTTAAGGAACTCAGAGTTCCTAAGCCTATCGTTGAGTGAGGTACCAATGATATTACCGCGCTCGAATGTGCGCAGTACGTCTTCTGATCTTGGGTTGCTGACTGGCTCATTGTTGGCGTAGTACGCCTGTTGGCGCATGCACCCGCCTAGTAGCGACCCACGCCACTTGGCTTTACCTGGCCTGTCCTTTCGTGCCTTGGCCAGCTCATGCTGGTAAAGATCCCCTACGAGTTTCTTCATAGCCCCCTCATGCCCCTTGCTGTAGACCCCGGCAGGAGGGGCGCCCTGCCGGGGTGTCACCTATTCTAGGTTGAGGATGGAGTCTACAATGTCCGACCAGTTGTTGTCAAATCGGATGGCCTTGTCGTCAATGTAGGCCTTGGCAACAGGCTTCCCAGCCCCTACCCAGATCTCATTGTAAGGCACGCCCCACTCGTCAAGCATATGGCGCATGTCATCTATCCGCTTGGCCCTATCTGGGAACTCTTCCCATGCCCGAGCCGAATGAACGATAACCTTATACCCGTTTGCCCTCAGCCGTTGAAGAGCCTCAATGACTCCCTCTGCTGGGAACACTGTACCGAATGCTCGGACAGAGATAGTGTCGTCAAAGTCAACACAGATGTTTACCTTGGCAGCATTGTCCCCGTCTACCATTATCGGTGGATGCTGCTGAGCAGTGGCTTCATCTTGGCGAACACGTCACGCAAGACAAGCACGTCAGCTTCGCAGTGCTCTACGATTGTACGGAAAGCCTGCTTGCCTTCCTTGGTGTGTCGTCGCTCGGCTTCCTGCCACAGGCGCACGTCAAGCGGCGTCTTGCTGTTGTTGGTACGGAAATACTTGGAGATGTTCTCCAGGCTGCGGCGACCCGCACGCATGTGCCGGCCTGTCGCATACCACATCAAGTCGATGTGCATCTGCGTACCGATAGGGCGCTGGCCTGTCTCAAGCAGACGTGCGTTGATGATTGGAAGGTCGAACATCTTCGAGTTCCAGCCAACAAGGATGTCGTACTGGGCGAGCTCGTCGGCAATAGCCTTAACGAGTTTGCTGTCGTCCATCCACGTCTTCCCCTTGTGTGTCTCCAGTGACAGGGTCTTAACGTTACCGTGCTCGTCTGCAACGCTCATGCAGAAGATCGTAGTCCACGATGAGTACGTGGTCTCTAAGTCATAGAACGCCATCCGGAACCCAGCGTAGTCACCCTTCGGTACTGACTTAACTACCTGAACGTCCTTCGGTGCATCTGGGTGTGTTGCTGCGTAACGCTTATGCAGCTTCTGGGCCTGGTCCTTGCTGATGTCCAACTGGGCAGCGATCTCCTGGAAGGAGAGCCCCTTTTCTTTGAGCACGGCGATGCGCTCAATCGCTCCATCGTTTGCCATCTTGCCTCCATGTGTAGGCGGGAAGTCCCCGCTCCGTGGATGTTAACCTACGAGAGTGGTCAGGGTCAAGGACTAACCCGCAACTGCGGCGAAGTACTTACTGTTAAGAAGTTGTAATATTACATCCTCTGCCCCGTCCGGCCCGACCTTGTATGTTACACCCGCAATTATATAAATACCAGTCAACAGGTCAAGGTAGCCGTCAGTAACGTTAACACTATCCCGTCTAACAAACACCCTAACCGCATCTCCGAGAAAGAAGTCTTTAAAGGGGTTTAGTATATCGCGCTCTAGTGCGAGCGTCAATGTAGAAGCTACATCAAAGTCCTTACGCTGCTTGAGGAGCCTAATGGCAGCCTTCTCGGCATCGCTCTTGTCAATGAACCCCTGTTGCGCCGTAAGGATTGGAGCCAACCCGTAGACCTCTTGGGAGGTTAGATCAACCTGGGTCTCCCCTTGGAGCCTGACCCCTGACATGTTGGTGTACCCACCGCTGATGTAGGCTGTGGATGGGATTATCCTAACGTAGTTCCTTAGCCTTCTGCCATCTGCGTTGTACCTAAAGGACCCGATGTTTCCAGGGTACTGTAGGGTAAGGGCTGGTTGATCCACCATGTTGGGGTTGATGTAGAACTTAGATCCGTCAGCGGCAGATCCGTCAGACCTTCTGATCCCAACGAAGTTGAACACCATCCTACCCGGAATATTCACCCCCTCGATGCTGACATCTGCGTTAGCCGACATCTGCTTGTCCCCTATGTTCCGCAAGAAGTCTGTGATGTTTTCTCCGGTTGTGAAGTACCTAAGGGCATCTGCTGGCCAGCCAGAAGAGTTGACGTTCTCCACGGTAGCCCAGTTAAGTCTGCCTACCTCTACCGTACCGACAGCCTTTTGGTCAAAGGCTCCCTTGTCTACGGTGGTCAGGTACCTGGACACGATGTTCTGTAGCGTCTCAGTCCTTAGAGACATTGGCGACTTGTCTTGATTGTAGGCGCTGATCAATGGCGTTCTCAGCTCGTGGTTACCACCAGTGTCGCTGATAGATACTGTAGCCATTACTTGGAACTCGTAGGCCTGGCCGGTTAGGAGGATAGGAACTCTGTACTGCGCCGTTGTTGGGGCAACGTACCTGGTCAGCCCCCCTACGATTACCGCAGATACGGTGTGATCGACACTGCTGTCTGAGGCCGGAGCGGTAGGAGGGTCAACCTTGTTTAACGCCTGGTTGCTAAATGGGAATACCTCTACCCAGAATGGTAGCTCAAGAGACCTATGCGGACTAGCGCTCAGTGCAGCGTAGCCGTCAGCCGTGTTGTCCTTCTTCCATAGATACACAGAGAACAGCTCCCCACCTGGTGATGAGGAGAAGTGAAGTACAACATCGTTTACCGTGAAGTTAGCATAGATAGATGTGCTGTTGATGTAGTCGGACCATCTGTTAGTGGTGCTGTTTTCCTTGGAGCGTTCGATCCTAAGTATGCCAGTTATGATGTACTTCTCGTTGACCTCATCGTACTGAACAACGAACCTGTTCATGTTGGTGTCTGTTGTTGCGCCAGTCGTGGTGTTGGTATTATAGTCTTCTGACAATGTATTGTTCAATGGGAAAAATGACTTCGTAGGCCAGTAACTTCCGTTACTAAATAAGCCGCTGCTCTTGTCAAGGAAGTACATAGAGATAGGGGTCCGGTCTGCTAGGGCAGAGGTGGATGTGTTCTTGCTTAGTAGGGGCTCCCTACCAGAGATCCTAGGGGTAGATACGTAGGTCTTGGTCTCGGTGGTAGCCTTGAACAGACCGTCAATATCGTACGCACCAGTCGTGGCCGTGTCCGTCTCGTACTCGACGAGTAGCTTTGGTCGGTAGGCTGTGGTGGTGTACCCAGTGCTGTAGAACGTAATGCCACGGTAGGATGCAAGCTCGCCGCTGTTGCTAATGTGGAAACCGTGGTTATCCTTACCAGCGCCGCCAGTCTTCCATTCTTTCGCAATGTCAGTCACGTCAAACTCATACAGAGTGTTGTTGACCACACCGGTAAACGCTTTCGTAACAGCAGTCCCGGTATAATTGCTGAACATTACTGATGAGTCTGAGTTTGGGTTAGTTGAGTTTCCCCATACATTTTCCGTGCCAACGTTACTGGTGTCTCCGGTATACCAGTCTACTGTTGACACCCTTCTGATCTGAAGGTTTCTGGATGTTGTCGATGATGGGCTGGCGTGGCTAGTAGTGCTGCTGCCATACAGTTTAAGGGTTGCCTTCTTGATTCTTGTAGAAGTCGACCACTCTGGATTAGCAGTTAGATCAAATCTAAGAAGTGACCGATGGGTGTACCGCATGGCGGTTACTGTTCCACCACCAGTGAGGCTCGACCCTGAGGCGCCAGCAGTTCCGATTGTAATGGTGCTAGTCGTTGCTGTTAGTATTGTATGGGTTCCATTGATAACCGAGGATCCCGTTCCAACATAGCCAGAAACTGTCACAGTGTTTCCTGCGCCAAGAATGTTTGTTGCTGAAGAAAGTTTTAACTCAAATGAGGAAGATCCGCCAGCAACGCCAGTCATAGACTGGATGTACGTATCTGTGCCCGTGGGCAGATGGTCTTCTGATGCGGAAACTGGAGATGTTCTTCCGTTGTTGTTCCAGTTAGACGTTGGGTTGCCATGAGATGTGCCGAGTGTCAAGAAGCTTGCCGACCTAGCCACTCCATTGGTGGCGCTGTCGTATGTGTAACTTCCCGGAACAGAAGTAATGCCGCCCGTCACATACTCAAGTGGTGACGTAGCGGCAGTGGATGCCCCAAGAACTTCCGTGTAGTAGGTGTTCATGATGCTCATGTAGTCGCTTCCGCTGAAGACGATCTCATCGTTGGTTACATCTGCCCCAGTCAAAAGACCTGCCCCTACTAGGTCGTAGGAGCTTGTGTCGTGGTTCAGGCGTTCAATCTTGTAGTGTCGTAGTAGCGGCTGGAACTCGTTGATGAGTGCGTGGTTGATCGGTAGTGTCCAATACGCTGAGCCCTCATCGTTAGCCATGACCTCTGACCCGATGTTCTTTGCGTCGTAGACAACGGCAACCTCATCACCTGGTCCACGGTTGGCCCCGATGCTGAAGAGTCTAATGCGGGTTTGAGTTAACCCTACGGTCAAAGCCAACCCTCCCTGAAGCTGACGGTCAGAGAGCCGCTCGAGATGGCAGTGGCACCTGGGTATACAAGGAAGTCACCGCTTGTTGCTGCGTGGTCTAGGCGGCAGTTAGTCAACAACATCCGGTCTAGCTCGGCGGTGAAGGCGCCAGTAGCGGTAGGGATGATCGTCACCGTGCTGGTCTTGCCTCCTGAGGTCCAGGTCACAGCGATGGGCGTGGCCGCCGTACCAGTGCCACTCACAGTGGCATAGGAAGCCTCAGAACCCCTGTTTGTGCTCGGAACGGACCTAGACGCCGTATGGTACTTTCTTGGGTCTGGGGCCAGCAATCCAACGGTGACCCTCTGGGAGAAGCCGCCCGTCTCCATTCCTACCGACATAGTCCTATTGGCGGTGAACTGAAGGAGGGTGGTGGGTCGTACTCCCAGCTCTAGCTCGATGCCGTAGGGGAAGTCGGCCCCCTGTGATCTGGTGGGCTGAAAGAATCTCATTGGACGTACGCCGTAGGTAGTGGTCCAGTTCGTAGGCATGGGGGAGAGTGCCTTGGAAAGGATGTCGCACTGATCCCAGAAGTCTCCGAGCGTTTCGCCGTACACACTGACGGCGATCTGTACTGGACGTGCCCCAAGGAATGGCTCGGTGTAATCAACGCCGTCACGCAGGGCACGCTGGTCTAGGTACCCACGTACCTGTGATGTGTTGTAGGCAACTTGGTCTACGCGGAATCCAGTAATGGGCTTAGGCCCACGCAACGTTGTTGCTAGGCTGTTGATGTCAACGTATTCGGTAGTCGAAGTATAGATGCGTACGGGCTTTGTGAAATCCATCAGCCCACCTTCTTAACTTTGCGCAGTCTCCCCATGAGACGCTCGAATCTTCCGCGAGCAACTGTGTAGATCTGGTTGGCTGCTGGCACCGTGACGTCGGTGTTGCCAGGGTTCACCTGCCACTGCTGGAACATGGATCGGTCAGTCACTAGCTTGTACATCCCCTCTGACTGCACGAAGTAACGGACAGCCTGCTCTGCATCTGCGTCTAGCGTATCAGTGGTCCAGTTGCCGTAGCCCATGATGCGTAGGTGCGTAGTGCTGCCGCTGAATCTATTCGGCTGCAGGTACACGCTGCCACCGTGGATCTCCCAACCTCCGGCTGGACCTTCGCCCATGCTTGGGTCAATGCGGTCTACTAGGTCGTACCACTGCACGGCTGGGGACACCGATGAGTCAATGTTATTCTGTAGGCAATCGATCCGGTAGATGGTATCGAAGCCTGCTGGTAGTGAGATGCTGGTGCTGTGCTTCGCGCTGAACGACTGCGGGATAGCAACGATGTCGGACAGTTCCTTTGGGTAGATCCTAGAGATCTCGGCAAGTGCAAGCTCAACCAGGTCAGTGAGTTCCTGATTCGTGAACGCCCTATCGTAGCCGTCGGACGTGCCGGTATCGCGTAGGTCTCGTCTAAGCTTTACGATTAGCGTATCAATTGCTGCCATTCTATCTCCTTAGTGAGGGCCCCCAGCCGACACATGTCGACTGGGGGTTACCTCTAGCCTATTACAAGGCGGTTGCGCGGGTCTCAAGGCGCAGGTAGCGGACCTGGCCAAGGGACGTCTGCGGAACCTTGTTCTCAACGAGACCCGAAAGTCCGGTTGCAGAAGTCGTACCGCTGTTTGCCACGGTCACCGTGAAGGTGCTCGAGGTTGGAACGGTTGCGACCGTAAGGTTGCCTACCGAGGCGTAGTTGACAAGCGCGTCAACGTCTCGGATCTTGATCGTCTCACCGACGAACAGGCCGTGAGGGCCAGACGTGGTGATGGTACCCGTGGTCGTGCTTCGGGCAAACGTCGTAATGACGGCTGCCTTGTCACGTCCGCTGTACTCGCTGACAGCAGCTTCACCCATGATCATAGCGCCGAAGCGGAGCTTGTAACCAATGAGTGCACGCTGGCTGAGCGGGTCGGTGTGGTCGCCACCAGGAGCGACGAAGTACGTCTGCATCGTCTGTGAGTCGCCGACGACGAATGCGTCAGGACCAAAGAAGAGTGCCGAGTAAATCGTGATGTTCGCGGCAGCGGTGTTCGCCTGGGTGAACGTCTTCGCGTCGTTAGCGACGAGGAAACGTACGCCTGAGTAAGCACCGATTTCACCCGACAGCATGTCAAGCGGCTGCGTGTACTTCGTAGCTTCAAGGAAGCCGTGACCCGAAGTATCCGTCAGCAAGTCGAACTGCTGGTTAGGGTGAATGATGCAGCGATAGAA